ATACAGAATCTAGTCACTCGTGTTGATCTAGACAGTGCAGGTTTAACAGCATTGTCGAGTGATGTTACTTCGTTAGAGTCGCGTGTTTCTGATACAGAAACTGGACTTTCTGCGGAATCTACTGCACGTCAGTCACTAGAAACTACTGTGACGCAACAAGGCAACTCTATAACATCCGAAGCTACTAGAATCACTCAACTTGAAGCGTCTTTTGATGATTTGGATATAACAGGTATCAGTGCGAATGCAAACACGTTACAACAATTAACATCTCGTGTTGATGTAGAAGAAGGTCGCATCGATGCCGTGTCTAATGATGTTACCGCATTATCTGCAGCAATAAACGCAGTAGACCTATCTGGTATCGATGATAACTGGACTGCAATCACCGCGAACGCAGATTCGTTGTCTAGTCTAACATCTCGGGTCACTGCTACAGAAGGATCTGTTACATCTATATCACAAGACATCGTAAGTCTTACTGCAGATCTGTCCTCAGCTGAAGGAAATATTTCTGCAACATCCGGTGCGGTGAATTCATTAACCGCGCGAGTTACTGCAGATGAGAACGGATTGACTTCTGTATCACAAGACGTAACTGCTCTGACTGGTAGAATCAGTGATGCGGAATCAGGTCTCTCAGCCGAAACTTCTGCACGTGAAGCATTATCGACTTCAGTAACTCAACAAGGTAATTTAATTGCTTCAGAGTCTTCTAAAATTACAGCCTTGCAAAATTCAGTTGCTACTATTAATGGCGACTATGCGACGGCTACCGCGCAGTCCGCATTGAGTTCTCGTGTCAATGCAACAGAAAGCGGAATTTCTTCTGCACAATCTGATATCACCGCACTTGAAACAAATTTAAGTAGCGAGAGCAATAGTCGTGTTAGTGCCGTCTCTGCACTTCAGTCACAAGTAGACACCGCTAACGGAAATATCTCGACGAACCAAAGCAACATCACATCACTAGGTACAGAAATAGACGGAGAGAGATCTGCCAGAGTATCAGCAGTCAATTCGTTAACTTCTCGCGTCAATGCAACAGAAAGTGGGATATCTACAGCTCAGTCAGATATTAGTACTCTTGAAACAAACTTAAGTAACGAAGTCGATGCTCGTGTTTCAGCAATCTCTGGCATACAATCTGAAGTAAACTCTGCTAACGGAAACATTGCGACGAACCAAAGCAGCATCGCATCATTGACATCAAACCTTGGAGACAAAGCAAGCGTCACAGCACTAAACAGTTTACAACAACAAGTTACAAGTGAAGCCGGAATCTTAGACGCGCTACAAAGCGATGTGACGAACTTAACCACGACGGTTGGTACTAAAGCCTCATCAAGTGCAGTGACTGCATTAACGAATCAGGTCAATGATGACGAGACAGGACTGACGGCACTGAATAGTGACATAACCCAATTGGGCACTACCGTTGCAGGTAAGGCATCCACATCTTCTGTGAATACTCTTAAAGATCGAGTCACCGTAACAGAAGGTAGCATCTCCACTATTCAGAGTGCAGGATACGTTCTGTCGAGTGAAGTGGATGGCGTCGTCGCGACTGCGACAAATAGTTTAACCCAGAGAGTCACTGCGGTCGAAGGCGGTGTCGCAACTATTGAACAACAGTACACCGTAGGACTAGATGCTAACGGAACATTCACTGGTTTTGAAATTATTAATGGTACTGACGTAGACTCATTTATCGTTACTTCAAACGACTTTAAAATAAAAACTGAAAATGGGACTAAAACACCATTCGCAGTATCGGGTGATACAGTAACACTATCAAATACACAAGTCACTGGAAATTTAAACGTCGGTGTCGGACAAACAGGTTCAAGAACAGAAATTACCGATGACGGTATTAAGATCTATGACGGTAATACTCTACGAGTAAAAATAGGTCTATTGTAATATAAATTTTAACAAAACCCCTATATATAAGATAAGGTTTTTTACAGGAAAATGAAATGCCAGCTATAGTAAGACAAACAATGAGTAGAACTCTGGCGCGTGATCTTCTGACAGATATTCAGAATTCTAGCAATGAGTACTATATCGGTATCGGTAAATGCGATACGTTTAATCAATCCGACTCTGTGATTGACCCTGTCGATTGTTTACGAGAAGAACGTGAATTCCGAAACAACTTACAGTCGGTCAAAAAGGTCGAAGGTTCTACTGTGGTTGCTAGACGCGTAAACTGGTCTTCCGGTTCCGCCTATGCTGGGTGGGACGATTCAGTTAAGTCTGATATTGATGGAGACTGGACGCCATTCTACGTTTTAAACGACGCAAAAGAAGTCTACGTCTGTTTATCTCCGGCTGATGCTGTGTCTACAGTCGAACCCAATTGGGGACTACATGCTCCAATGAGTCCGGAGACAGATCCTAATGCACCGATGTACAATGTACGTGAGTGGTGGAAACCATTTACAACATCGGATGGATACATTTGGAAGTTTCTATACACGTTAACCCCAGAACGTATTTTTCAGTTCTTGTCATCTAATCATATTCCCGTACAGAAAGCTGAAATAAATTTACCTTCGGGAGACTCTATCGAAGATCTACAGATCACTGTAAGAGATAATGCTATCCCAGGCGAAATTATTCGTACCCGACTTGTAACAGCCGGGACTGGATATTCCCAATCTAGTCCCCCAACAGTTAATATTCATGGTGATGGTAATGGGGCAACCGCAGAAGCAGTTATTGATGAGAGCGGAAATCTTGTTAAGGTAAAAATGACAAACTATGGTTCGGGGTATACATATGCCTCATTTGAAATAGTTAATGGATCTACGCCTTCTGTGGTAGAACCTGTTATTACAAGCAAAACGGGTCTTGGATTTGATCCGGTAGACGATTTAAAAACAAGTTCTATAATGATCAATGCTAAACCAGATGGTACAGTAGATGATACATTTATTGTCAATAACACATTCCGTCAAATTGGACTTATTAAGAACCCAACTCAAACCGATGGTGTGACACCATACACAAACGTTTCTGACAAAATCTTACCTTCGATGACATTAGAAGGGACCTCGGTCTTCACAAAAGGTAAGTTGATTACAGGAGCTACTTCTGGTGCAAAGGCGTATGTGAATGACTCGGTAGGAAATGAAGTTTACTATCATCAAAATCTGTCCACTGGATTTGAACCGTTTCAGCCCGGTCAAAATGGTAACTCGGGTGAAGGAATAACTGACGAAAGTACGTCAGAAGTCGGTGTAATTGTTTCTATAACATTAGAGAATGCCATTGATCGTTTTTCTGGAGATGTTCTATATATTGAGAACCGTTCAAGAATTCGTCGTCACGAAGAACAAAAAGAAGATATTAAGATAGTCATTACCGTATAGGACACAACATGACAGATTTTACAAGCAAAACTTTTCGAGAAACATATCGCGATTTTTATGATGCGAATGATGGTTACTATCGTGTTCTATACAAATCAGGTCGTGCGCTCCAAGCTCGTGAACTAATCGAACAACAAACAATCATTCAGGAAGAGATCGCACGATTCGGTCAGAACATCTTTAAAGAAGGTGCGATGGTCAATCCGGGCGGTGCAACGGTAAACAACAAGATCGAGTATATTCGACTGGACCCTGTCAGCGTAACGACACCCGATTTGTTTGGTGTGACGTTGACCAATGGGACAATAGAATTTAAAATAGTTGAAATCGTTCCCGCCACGAACATTGATCCAGAGACCTTGTATGTTCAATACACCGACACCTCTGCGGTCACCGATACGGAAAAAGCACCGCGAGTATCATCTCAAGAAATCATAACTCGTGTTGATAATGTATCTGTCAACTTAAGAGTGATTGATGATAGTTCAGATCCCATTCCTGCTGTTGGTCGTGGAACCAAAGCATACTTTTCTTCGGGAGACTTTTTTATACAGGGACACTTTGTATACTTAGAGGGTGGCGACACTTTTATTTCTAAGTACAGTGGTACACCAACCGAAGATTTTGGATTTAGAATAGAACAGAAAATCGTCACAGAAGGCGATGACGAACAACTGTATGACAATCAAGGACAGGTTCCGGATCATACTGCTCCTGGCGCACATCGATATCAGATCAAACTAATTCCTACTACGCGAGAGTTGTTTAATGCTCGTCGCGTAGAGTTTCCAGAAGAAGAGTCCAATTTTATATTCATTGCACGGGTTGTAGATGGTAAGGTCACTCGTGAAGTGTCTACTTTTGATGCATACAATCGAATCAATAACTTAATGGCTCAAAGAACAAAAGAAGAGTCAGGCAACTATGTTGTCGAGAAGTTCACTTCGATCTTTGAAGATAAGGATGCGGATAATCTAAACCTAGATATAAGTGAAGGTATTGCATACGTAGATGGATATCGATTAGACATTGGTGCGACTGATATTACTGTACCAAAGGCACGAGACACACTAGAAAAACTTAACGAACCTGTACCAGCGACATTCGGTAATTATGTTTACATCGAAGAAGGCGCTGCAGGGTCACAGGGTTTTGGACGACTTGCAACCTTTGGTCATCAACGACTAAAAACTTCTACAGGTAATTACATTGGGTACTGCAACATTCGTGCTGTACAACGTGACGGTACTGGTGTTCGTGTATACATCTTTAATATCCGTATGGACCCTAAACAAGGTGGAGGTCATTACAGTTTCTCTGAGGTAACAATCCTAGAAGATCCAACGCCAGGACTAGGATCTCCAGAGATTAAATTAGTTGATAGTGTTATTCATGAGGCTGCCGATAATAGTCTATTGTTTGAACTACCAAGAACAACACCAACAAAAGACAGCATCAATGCAAACTACACTGCACAGGTCACAACAACGACTCAAGCAGATGCAGCGGGTGAACTTACTTTGTCTGGTGTAGAACAGTCACAATGGATTATTGCTGAAGAGAACGGTGAGATTCTATCAGACAGTCCAGATTCTACAGGTAAGTACACTGGTCTTACTCCTAGTCAATCATACACTATCGCATACTACGTAGAAAAGACTAACATCACTCCACGATCAAAGACGATCACTGAATCGATAGAGTACCAAAATATAACTGCACCCGATCAACAAGGTCGTCCTCTTTTCTTGGATTATGTCGATGGTATCAAGTTGAAGTCGGTTAAGTATCGACCATCAACCGAAACTGGTCCTTGGGACGATGCTGAAGATATTACACACCAGTTCACATTAGACGGTGGACAACGAGACAACTTCTATGATCGTTCAGTTGCGTATCTGAAATCAGGATATTTAATTCCTTACGATAGTGTTGCCAAAGAAGTACAAATAGTGTATGATCACTATGCACACGAAGACAAAGAAGGGTACTTCTGCGCAGCATCTTATGTGGATGATGCATACGAAGATATTCCGAAGTACACCACTGTCTCTGGTCAAATTATCTGTCTACGTGATGTACTTGACTTTCGTCCAACCAGACAATTCTCATCAACATATTTACGTGAGTTTTCGGTGAAAGCGGCACTACCTCAGAATGCATCTGCAATTTCTATTGATGACATCGAATACTATCTACCACGTATTGATGTTCTTATCGCTAATGCAGTAGATAGTCGAGGGGGTGTTGGGTTCGGTGAGTTACAAGTCATTCAAGGAGAATCGGCAGTCAGTCCACGTGAGCCACAAATCCCTACAGGTTCAATGGCAATGTACAAGTTCCGACTGAACCCATATACCTTTGACAGATCAGATTTATCAAGTGTTTATATCCCAAACAAACGTTTCACTATGAAAGACATCGGTGAACTAGAGAAACGCATTGAGAATCTTGAAATTACGACACTTAATTTACTAGAGTCAGCTACTGTCAACTTGCCTATCATCGATCCGGATACTGGGACAGAAATAATAAAGACGGCTATTGTTGCTGATAATTTCACTTCATATCTTTATTCGGACATCAATAATCCTAACTATCGCGCATCTCAAGGTCCAACTGGTCAGTTGAAACCATCTTTCCGTAAGAACTCTGTTCGTCTATCTTATAGTGCGGACAATGTTGACGCTGTCGTGAAAAATGGCGACTTGGTGACACTACCATTCACCAGCACCTCACACATATTGCAGGATCTAGCCACTAACATTGTGAATGTTAACCCATTCGCAGTTGTAAGTCAAGTGGGTACGATGGAGCTATCACCATCTTCGGATGAGTGGATCGAAACACGAAACCTAACTCCACAGATGCAAACTGTTGAACGTACTGGTGATGGTTATGTACAAGATCAGTATGGAGATGATTTGTGGGACTACGGTGGTTCTGGTGTTGGTATTCTTGGATACGACAGTACGGGGTACGTCTCAGGCGCAGACGCATCAACGAGTCTCACTGTCTTTGATTACGCAGGAACACAAGTTGCGGGAGAAGAAGTTACTCCGTACATGCGTTCCCGCAGAATCAACTTTGTCGCTAAGGGTCTTCGTCCTAACACTAAGATGTTTGCATTCTTTGGTGACAAAGATGTAAGTTCATGGGTTCGTCAAGAAACGACGACTCAACGGTTCGCAGACGATCCACAAGAGTTTGGAAGTCAATATGCGTCTGCAACTGAATACCCAGCTGATCTAGGTGGACCGTCTGCACTACAGACAGATGGGTCTGGAAAAGTGGTTGGTTCGTTCTTCTTACCCAACACTGACACACTGAATTTCCGTACAGGAAAACAAGAATTTAAATTGCTTGATGTTAGTCTTAATAATGAAAACGAATCAACAGTATCTGCTCGCGCATCTTACTCGTCAACAGGTTCTATTGACGATGTACAACAAACCATTCGCACCACACGCGTAGTTGAAAGAGATGGGGGTCGTAGTGATCCTCTTGCACAAACGTTCTTTGTGGACCAAATAGAGAACCCTAACGGACTATTCTTAACCAAGGTCAACCTTTACCTAGAAAGTAAAGACGCGACTGTGCCTCTGCAGGTTCAAATTCGTGCAGTCGAGAGCGGTGTGCCAACAAATCGCGTTGTGCCAGGATCTAACACGTTTATTGATCCAGCCAACATAACAGTCACTCCTTTCAATTCTGATACTACTATGTCAGGGGTACAGGGAAATCCAACAACCGTAGAATTCGAGGAACCAATTTACTTGACAAGTGGCGAAGAGTATGCTATAGCAATACTCAGCGAGTCTGTTGAGTATAATGTATACATTGCGGAAACATATGAGTTTGTTGTTGGTAGTCGTGAAGATAAAGTATCCCGACAGGCAGCTGCCGGTTCATTGTTCTTGTCACAGAATGGATATACTTGGTCACCAGATCAATCTAAAGATTTGATGTTCGATCTATATAGAGCCGATTTCTCTACATCGGGCGCTTTAGTTCTTGACAATGCACCTCTACCAAAGGTTGCATTAGGTACTGATTCACTAGAGACTACTTCAGGTTCTGTATCTGTCAAGGTCTATCACGAAGGACATGGTTTCAGTTTGAGTGACAACGTTTCTATCTCAGGTGTTGCGACTGACATCGGCGGTGTTGCTGCCTCAGAGTTCAATGGAACATTCGACATCAAGAGTGTGAACTGGGACGGATATACAATTGAAGTGGCTACGACTGCACCTATGTCGGGTGTCGGTGGTGGTGATACAGTTGTTGCATCACAACAAGTATACTATGACAACTTTATACCACAGATACAAAGTGTCATTCCTAACAAGACAGGGGTCACTGCAAAACTATTTGACGCGAAAGCAAAGTCTTATGGTGGCAACTCTTCGAACGACAGTCGTAAACTAGGACAGTTCAGTTATAGTTTACCAAGTAGTTTGTCAAACGCACGTCAAGTGTTCTTGAACGACTACAACGAAAACAATCTACCAAGCATCGTTGCTTCTTCAGAGAATGCGAGTGGCGCTGAGACAATGAAGTTCAACCTTCAGATGACAACAGGCGACACCAAAGTTTCTCCGGTCATCGATCTACAGAGAGTTTCTGTTCTTGTATTAGAAAATGTCGTTGATTATAATGTTTATAACACAACGACAGGTACGCCTGATTATACCACATTTGGGTATGCGGCACAACACATATCAAGTGCAGTGACTATCAATGATTCATCTAGATCTCTGAAGGTTATGTTTTCAGCGAACCGTCCACCAGGCTCTGACTTCGAAGTATATGTTAAGGGTGCTGCAGACGAAGACGCGTTATTAAGTACAGACAGCGATGGAAGTTTTATTACAAATTGGGTTAAGGTAGAAATAGACAACCCTCTACCAGAAGATGATAATCCTCAGAACTTCCGTCAGTACGAGTATACTGCAGAGTTAGATCAGTTTACCGCGTTCCAAGTTAAAGTTGTCATGCACGCTAAGAACTCTTCTAAGTCTCCTACTATTAGAGATTTGCGTACAATATCATTGGTTACAGGAGTTGGTGGAAGTTCTACTTAAGGGTTTACATGAAGTCACATATAAAGGTAGAGGGTCATACCAATTTAGTACGAGATAAGCGTACTGGGGCCATACTAAATACTAACACAACAGAGATCGAAAGGGCAAGGAAACTGAAACAAGTAAGTGATGAAAGAAAAGAACACATCAACTCACTTACTGAGGACGTTAAGGGATTAAAAGAAGACATGAATGAGATTAAACAATTGCTCTTAAAATTAACAGGTGATGTAAATGAGTAATCCAATATACACAATTAATCTTGCAGATAAAATCAATGAAGCGATTCTGAAGATTAACGACAATTTTCAAAATGTACTGGAGAACGCTGGTTTATCTGAAGCAGAAGTACAAGCTTTAATTGACGCGGCGATCGCTGATATTGTGGATGACGCGGGATTTACTGAACAAGAGATTCGTGACTTTCTTGCATCGCAGACATTAGATCTTGGCGGAAATAGAGTTCTGTTTGGTAACATGTACCAGTCAGTGTCAGACCTACCAAATGCATCTACCTATCACGGTATGTTTGCTCATGTCCATGATACTGGAGCCGCATATTTTGCGCACAACAATTCATGGGTAGAACTTGCAAACAAGGGCGATGTTGGTTCGAGTGATTTTGATGGAGACTATAACAGTCTAACTAACAAACCATTTATACCATCCAACTTGGACGATATGGGTGATGTTAATACCACAGGTAAAACTATCGGTCAGGTATTAAAATGGAATGGGTCTATTTGGATATCGGATGATGAATC